TCTCTTAGATGTTGTTTTTCGATGTGATAAGGATTCTGCATTCTTTCCCTATCATAGTTTAATTCTCTTACATAACAGGCAATCTTAGGTGCATAGTTCAAAGCATTTTCACTGTTGTTCCTGATGATGTTCGCTACCTGTCTAGTTGGATCTCCGTATACCACAGGCACAGCTCTGAGATTAATCTGGCCGTCATTACCTTTGCCGGTTTCCACAGAAAAGTTACTCAAAATCCTAATGAATTGAGTAAGAAATTTCCTAACCTGTCCTTCGTAAAAATGTAACATTCTTAATTGTCAGCCTTTGGTTTAAGAGCATCTGTTAGTGATTGTCTTTGTTTTGTTGTCAATCCGTTTATGGTATCAGACGTTGCATTGTTGACAAAACTTGTTTTGTAGTTTGCTCTCGAATCGTTGTTTGTTGTAGTTATTCTAACTGAATCCTCTATCTTGACCCACCTGGTTCCGTTATAACGGAACAACCTATTTGGTAAGAAATCTGTTCTCAAGAAGTAGTCACCGTTGTCTATACCCGACGTTGGAAAAGATATTCCAAAACCTGCTGGGTTTCCGTTTGGTGCTACACCGTCGCCATCTAGATAGAAACCGTAGTGTGAACTTGCTGGTGTATCTATTGTTGCATTTACTGTAGCATCGCTACTAGCTCTTTGTGATTCTGTGTTAACATTCTCTGTTCTAATGTTTCCTCTTTCATCGATAGGTGCAACATAATATTGTTTGTAGTTGAATCCGGCCTTTGGTGAATCCGCTTCTGCTTGTGCAACAACCTGCTCGTTAATTGTTTTTTCTCTATTGTACGTTGACATGTAACTTGCAACAGAACCTTCTGTCGTTGCGTCACCTACGACATCTCTGAACTCTTGTGAGTCAACTAAAGTTTTCAATTTTAATCTTAACAGATGTGGCCACCATGTTGCTGAAAATCCCTCTGCGGCTCTGTTTACATCTTCTACTACATAGTATCTTTTCAGTGCTATCGGTATACTTTCATCTAACGAATAATCTTCTTTCATGTGAGGGAATTCCAAGACATCACCTGACATGGGCTTCCTACCAATACGTTCGACTATGTCATTCAGATGCACAGTTAAAAACAAAGTATCATTCTGTAAGAACATTCCAAACTGCGATAGATTAAAGTCTGCATCTTGTACATTGTATATTCCCCTTACAGTGTAGATATCAGATGAGTATTTTCTATCTCTGTTTTCTAAAAACAACAGATCCTGAATGGTTGTCTCATTTACTTCACTGCCTGCATAGTTAGGTTGACTGGGAGAAGCTTCTCCGTCCTTTTGTGTATCTCCCTGATCATAAGGTCCTAGGTATTTGTGTAGGTGTAGATCGGTGCCACCCACGACAAACATCTCTTTGATGTTACGATCGAAGAACTTATAGTCATTGCCCTTTTCAGGCTTAAAAATGGATAATCTTGGCATATCATACATATTTATTGCACAGGCAAAGGCTATAAATATGAGTATGTCAGAACTACAAACAGGACAACAGGAAATTTTCGATTACGTTAAAAACAATCTCGGCGATGGGATGATTGACGTTGAATTAGACCCAAAACACTATCAAACGGCACTGGAAAGGGCTGTGAATAAATTCAGACAGAGATCTTCAAACGCTGTGGAAGAATCTTATGCTTTCCTTGAACTGAAGAAAGATCAGAACACCTATATATTACCAGATGAAATAATAAATGTGAGAAACTTGAACAGAAGAACAGTTGGATCAAGATCAGAAGGCGGAGAGGGCGGTACACTGTTCGAACCATTCAATCTGGCATACACAAACACCTATCTATTGAGAGCAGGTGCGACTGGTGGATTAGCAACTTACTACATGTTTGCATCGTACCAAGAAATGGTAGGTAAGATGTTTGGAAGTTTTATACAGTTCCATTTTGATGTAGCAACTAAAAAATTAACAATTACACAGAAGCCAAGAGCTGACAACGAAACAGTTCTTATGCACACAGACAACTTCAGACCAGACATAACACTGTTCAAGGATATATATTCTAAACCCTGGATCAGAGATTACACACTTGCTGTATCTAAAATTATGTTAGGTGAAGCAAGAGGCAAGTTCAACACGATAGCAGGACCACAAGGTGGTACAACACTAAACGGCGATGCATTGAAGGTCGAGGGACAAGCGGAAATTGAAAGACTAGAAAACGACATAGGTAATTTCCAAGAAGGTGGCACACCACACAGTTTTGTTATTGGTTAATTAACACCAAACTCCATTTAAATAACAGTGCCATGAAGAATTCCAATTACAAAAATTATTCCGATCTCACGCTAGATGAGTTGGAAACATTGGTCCAACAGTTGGAAAACATGAGTCTACTTGCACTAAAACAGCGTAAGAAAAGCCTTCGTATTACAATTCTAAATTCTGTCAAAGAAGCAATCAAAGAGATTGAAAAACGTTTAAAAAGATAGTATAATAATACTATGTTAATAGGCGTAGTAGGATTGATAGGTTCTGGTAAAGGCACAGTGGCAGATAGGCTTGTACAGAAATACAGTTTCCGTAAAGATTCATTCGCAAAAAGTTTAAAAGACGCAGTCAGTTCTATGTTTAATTGGGATAGAGAAATGCTAGAAGGCAAGACCGATGAGAGCAGAGCATGGAGAGAACGACCTGATGCATTCTGGAGCAAACGTTTTGGCAAGGATGTTACACCACGTTGGGTGCTACAATATTTTGGCACAGAGGTAATGCGTCAAGGTATGCACGATGCAATATGGGTAGATAGTTGCATGGCCAGATATGATGGGAAACCTACCGTGATTGCAGACACAAGATTTGAGAACGAGATAAAAACAATACGAGAAATGGGTGGATTAATTTTACTAGTGAAAAGAGGAAAAGATCCTGACTGGTTTACAGACTATGTCGAAGGAAACATTGCACCTAAAAATGTACATTCATCTGAGTATGCTTGGGCTAAATCAGAGTACGATCACTTAATTACAAACGACGGCACGTTGGAAGAACTACACACAAAAATAGACGACCTACTCATCAGCAACAAGATCACCAATACGCCAACCGAGACGTCTGACCCCTTGCAACCTCTGGCAATTGGCGCAAACAGTTTTTAGGTTAGTAGTAGAAGTATTCCTCAGATTTCCATCCACAAAGAACACATCTAGTTGTGCATTGTCCTGTGCCTTGAAACCACACAGTTCACATTTTTTGTGTTTCTTGTATCCTGATCTTTGCAACGCCGTGACTCCACCGACTTTCTTTCCTGCCTTTTTACGAATGCAGGTATCACAGTGGCTACGCCAATATACCCTACCATAACGTTTATATGCATATGCCCTAGGCTTGGCTTTACACTCCTTACACAACGGTCTATCTTCGTATTGCATGTGTGTATTTACGTTCCCTATATAGGTACCTCGAAAACGGCAAATTATGTCGTAAAAACCATACGATTGAATAAATAACTCTAGTATATACGTAACTTGCAAGGAGAATACGAAAAATGGCATTAACATCACCAGGAGTAGAAGTATCAGTAATAAACGAGAGTTTCTACGTACCATCAGATGCGGGTACAACACCACTATTCATAGTAGCATCATCACAGGACAAGAACAACGGAGCAGGCGACGGCACAGCGACAGGAACAACAACTGCTAACGCCAACACAGCTTACTTGATCTCGTCTCAAAGAGAATTAACAGAGACTTTCGGAGATCCGAAATTCTACACAGACGCTTCAGGAAATTCATTACAAGGTTATGAATTGAACGAATGGGGACTACAAGCGGCATACTCATTTTTGGGTGTAGCCAATAGAGCTTTTGTCTTAAGAGCGAATGTTAACACAGCAGAATTAGTTGGAAGTGCCTCGGCACCGACGGCAAGACCCGCGGATGGAACATACTGGTTTGACCTTGCATCAAGCAGTTATGGTTTATTTGAGTGGTCACAGACTAATCAAGTTTTCACAGCAATAACTCCAATCTTAATCACTTCAGTTTCTGACCTGGTAGGAAACACATCAACAGGTGCTCCAAAACAAAACGTTGGATCAGTTGGAAGTTACGCTATCAACACGACTCATGTCACTAACAAGATCTACAAGAAGAACGCAAGTAACGTTTGGAATCATGTAGGTTCAAGTGCCTGGAGTGCGGCAATACCAATTATCACAGTTGCTTCTGGAACGACAGTAACTAGTGGACACAAAATGGTAATGAACGATGTAGAAATCACAGTATCAGGAACATCTCTGACTAACGTTGCGTCAGCGATTGGTTCAAATGTTACTAACGTTACTGCAAGTGTAAACAGTGTTACAGGTAACTTGGAGATATTCCACAACGGAAGATTTTTAGGTGACTCAACAGGCGGAGCAGGATCTATCAGATTCAACGAAAGCACTGGCCTATTAGCAAGTTTAGGAATCACAACTGGTGTATTCCAAGGACCTCAGTTCCTACAAGCAAAACACACGGACAGACCAACTTGGAAAACAGCAGACGAAAACAGACCCAACGGTTCAGTTTGGTTCAAGACAACATCTGCAAATTCAGGTGCAAACATAATAGCAAAACTTTACAGCTCAGCGAGTGCAAGTTTCTCAACAGTGGCATCGTCATTGTTTGCAACTAACCATTCAGCTATCTTCAACTTAGATGCGGCGAACGGTGGAACAGGATTAACTGTAG